TCCACTAGCACCGCATACGCGCCCATTCTGGTCTTGCTACGGCGCAGGCTTGTCAAGTCAGCCAATGCTGTAAATTGTGTATCTGTCATTGTCCCAGCCTCTCATCTGTAATAAGACCGCTCAGCACCAACTCAATTAAACGCCACTCTTGGGGGGTTACGTCCATGTAGTTTGATTTCCCGTGTTCACTCCTTAGTTGGATTTTTAACGTCGTTTGGTCAACTAATGGAAACGGGCAAGCCTTGACCATTTGACCGTTGCGATAACCATAATTTGTTTCATTGCTCATCTGATATGCCCTTGAATGTATAACTTGCCCTCAACGCATTGCGCCATCAACCCGCTGACCTCGTCATGAGTAAAACGCCCCTCCTCGCTCCAATCCCAACCCAACGCATTGCGCGGTAGGTTGTCTAAGAACTCATTGAGCATCGGTATCTCGTCATCATCCAACGCCGTATAGTCGCCGTACTCAATGGCGCAAACCCAATGCTCGGCAATGTCATAGGTGAATTGCTGAACCCCCAAGTCTATTGTTGGGCGGTCTATGTTGTCACCCTCCATAAAATCATCCTCATTTGCAAATAGCACCATGAAGTCGTCATTAATGACCAAGACGCGCCCATCATTCAGGGTGATAAAGTCTAACCACTCACCGCCGCTTTGATACTGAGTGGACATTGTTTTAATGAATTTCATTGCTGAACCTCCTTTAATTCAATTGCATACGCAAGCGCCGCGTTGATGTCTTTAAAGCAACGGTAAGCCTCATCAATTGATTGTCCCTCAGAGTCAACCAACCCAACCCCATAATCAAGCCAATCAGAGTCAAGCTCTGACAGCTCAGGCATCCACTCATGGTGTAAGTCTTGACAACCCATCACATCCACACCATCAGGACGGGCAAAGCCCCAAGCGGTACACCCGCCGCCCGTGTTCCAAACGGTAAAGCCCGCATCCCTCATTGATTGCTCAAATTGCTCGTTGTTCATTGCTCGCCCCCCTCTTGTATCTCGGTGCGGATGTAACCCCGCAAAATGTCATCAATCACGCGCTCAGTCTGACCTTGGAAGTACTGCGCCGCAAGGTCGCCATTAGTGACGCCTAGACGCGCCTGAACAACGCGACACGCGGCGTTTAGAGCCTCATCCGCAATGTCTTGGATGTCTTCCACTGTGTAGATTGGCTTTAATGGGTAAACCTCCACCACTTGGTAATCGTCAGGGTCGGGCGCGTCTGACAAGTCGCCATGTTTAAAGGCGTCTTCCAAGTCTTCCAAGTGTTCGGCTAACTCAGCCTCAGCCTCAGCCTCAGTTTCAAAGGTCACGGGTGTGTCGTCATTGTCTGACCATGTATTGACAAACCCATCACAAAAGGTGAACGTTTGCACTTCGTAGCGTTTCATACTGCGCCCCCCTCTTGGTTCTCTAATTTGTAGTCTTCAACCATGCGCGTGGCGATTTGATACCAATCAACGTCTGACAAAAAAGCGCGCGCATAGTCTTCCATCAGGTTGCTTGGGCGGCGCTCATCATAGCGACAATCTGCAAACACAACCTCCTCTGCCATTTCCTTTAAGTAGTCGGCGAGGTAATGGGCGTCATCCGCCATGTGTATCTCATCGCTTATGTCTAAACCGTCAAAAATTTCAAGGTTGACGCGCCACGTCTCGTAGTTTGTCCAACCGTTGTAGTCTGTTTTCATGGCTCAAGCCTCCATCACAAAAGCAAAGTAAAGCGCAAACGGTGCGCCAATAAGAGCCGCAATGACGGCGGCGTGGAACAAGTCTGTAAGGTGCTGTTTCATACTGCGCCCCCTATGACGTAAGCCAAAAACGGCGTCAGAGCAACAAGGGCGAGAGTCAGGTAAAGGTCTAGCTGTTTCATATCAAAGCCTCTTAATAGATGGTTTATTGATCGCTGCCAAAAGTGACAACACCTCTAATGTACAACAGATAACGATTGTATTTTGATTATTTCCACTAGGACAAACCCTAATGCATCAAAAAACACAACACTTCGCCCGATAAATTGGCGCGTTGAGTGGTGACGGTTCGCCGTATTTGTCACCCCTTGGACTCATGCAAGCGCATGGGACGGCGGCGGCGGTGCGACCAAGCGCCGCCAAACTGGCCCTGAAACTTTCGCCTTAAATAGGGTTTACCCCACCACTACCGCCACACCACTGAGAGGTTGCCGTTAGAAAATATGGCCAGCAATTGTGGGAATCGCCAGGGAAAAGTCTTGTCAATCTTCCGGTAATTGGCTGATCTCATCTTTGACCCCCCCCATATACTTTTTTACACGCGACCCCCCACCTTCGCCGTAGAGCTTGTCGCACATTTGCAAGCGTTTAAGTAGCCACTCATTGCGAGCGCCTTGCGGTTTGAGGAAGTAGTTGTAGTACAACTCACGCGCTTCAGCCTTCTCTAAGGTCTGCAACTCTCTGGCGTAAACCTGGATGGCGTGGGCTTTGTTGTGCATGGGGCTGGCCGGATTAATAACGACCAAGTTCCCCATCTTGTTTCTAAAAACCACTCAAGGCTGTCCAGGCTGTGGCGGCACAGAGTGGGACTTGCCCGTTTCCAATGGCTTTAAGTCTGTCCACCCGAGCGGCCACCCCATTAGCCACTCGACCCACGTCGGGTTCAGTTGCCCACCATTGCCCGCGCCCATCTTTCTGGCCTCCTCTACGGTTGTGTTCTTCTTCAGTAGCTCCCATGAACCAGTCCCGCCACACATACCCTTGGTTCTCGGCGTCGGCCAAGTCAGAACAGCCGTGCTGAGACTTGTTTGCGTCCCCTTCTTGCCTTCCCTGCGGATCTGCAACCCTTGCCTGGCCTCCGAGTGAACTGGGGTTGGCCAAAACTCCATGCGTTTCTTGAGCGCTCGCCTGCTGTTGCTCCCACCGTCTAATCCGTTCGTGTTGGGCGTGTGAAAGCTGTCCAATCCATTTGGCGACAATCCATATCCTGTCCCTCTGATGGTTTGCTCCAACGTCCGCTGCTCCCAGCACTCCCCATTTTGCATCAAACCCCATTGAGGCCAGGTCTCCGAGAACAGTTCCAAGTCCCCTAGAAGTGAGCATTGGTGAGTTTTCCACAAAGACAAATCTGGGTCGTACTTCGTGAACGATGCGCGCCATTTCTCTCCACATTCCACTTCGCTCACCGTCAATTCCTGCGCCTTTTCCAGCGCCTGAGATGTCTTGGCATGGAAACCCTCCAGATACAACGTCAACAATTCCTCGCCAAGGTTCTCCGGCAAAGGTTTGAACGTCATCCCAAATCGGGAAAGTCGGGAGAAGCCCGTCATTTTGTCTGGTGCACAGTACGCTTGCTGGGTATTGCTCCCACTCAACGGCGCAGACTGTTCGCCATCCAAGCAGTTTGCCACCAAGTATTCCTCCACCAGCGCCTGCGAATAAAGCCAACTCATTCATTATTCCCCCTTAAATGATTTGCCAAAAAATACCAGCAACAAAAGAAACCAGCACGGCCCAGGCTATCGTGATGCCGTAGATGTAGACCAGGGCGTCCCAGTCCCAGTCGTATTCAATGTACGTCTCAGTTTCAATGTCAGGCGGCGGTACTTCACCAGCCATGACCCTGCGTATAGCCTTGGATGACTTGGCCAACTCCCAGTTGGCGCTCCTGACTGGGCAGCCAAAGCCTTGAGTGCATTGGTTATATTCACAACAGCTCATTCTTACGCTCCCTAAAAATTGGAGTCCACTTTGTGCGTGGCTCGTTTGCGTGTTGGGTGTAAAAGTGGATCAAGTGGTTAAAGACCTGCACATAAGTCATCTTCACACCCGTCTGTTTTTCAATGAAGTCCCGAATCGTATCGATGTCGGCGTCCACCGTGATGGTCAGTCGCTTTTCTTTCATGCTTTGTCCTTGATGGGTATTGCCCGTTTGTTTCTTATTTCTTCTTTAACAATGTCCATAGCTCGTTCAATCTGGCGCACGTTGATGAAGTCAAGCTGGGCATCATGCAACTCCAGCGCCTCATTGATGTCGGCCATCTCATTTGACTTGAGGACAAACACGCAATTAGCCGCGCCTCGTTCTGCCACAGCCCTGAGTGAACGCAGACCAGCAACAACGACAGGCTTGTACTCCACGCCTATCTTCATGCGCCACAGCGCCTCAGTTATGTTTACCGCATTAATCAATACGTCTATGTCAGGCTTGGTTGCTTTGCCCTGGGTAAGAGCCATCATTGCCCCGTGATTTCTCATTCTTAGAATATGGATTGGGTCGCCCATGCCAGTCAGCGGAGTAAGCCCAACCTTGACGTATGTCATGGCGTCAATAATCACACCCTTGGGGCGGTACTTGCTGCGCTTACGCATCGATCACCTCCATCAAAGTGACTGCGACCCTGGGCCAGTCTGAGTAATACTTGCCAACGTGCAGGTCAACCACCTGAGAATCGTCCGCGTACAGCACACCGTTGAAAGCGTCCATCACAGCTTTGGCAAAGTTATCCAAATCTGGCTTCTTTGTATGCTTTGTCTGCCCCAATTTAGCGGCTTCCTGCGCCTTCTTAGACCACGATGCAGGTATAGGTAGGTAGAACCTGAGAGAAAGCGCCACAGGAGCGCCTAGCGGGTCAGATGCGCCCATTGCTTTGACCGCCTCAGCCCTGACAACGGTTTCCCAGTCAGATGTTTTGGCAGGAGTGTAAGTCTTGACAAACCCACCACGGGTGCTGAACCTTGGTCTGCCCTTGGCAACGGGGGTTGCGTCAATGCAGAAGTTGATGACAAAGGTCATTTGGTTGTCTTCCTAGTGGTAATCTTGAGCGCCCAGCAAGCGCCACAAATCCATTTGATTTGGGTCATTTCAATGCCACCCTCTGGGACTCTCAATTCTTTGCATTTCGCGCACATCTTCAAGGGGTGTCCATGCATACTTACATTGGAGTGTGTCGGTCGGATCATCTAAGTCTCCTGTCATCTCTAGTGCCATGTTTATGGCTGGTAGCGGGAACAATTCCCCGCCCTTTAATCTGTCAAGCAGTCGCACCGCTTGGTCGTAGGTCACAGGAAAACCCAAGCAATGAAAAGAACAAGGGCAACAATCGTAAAGATGTGCGCTTTGTTTAACTTTTTTGCAGGGCCTTCAATAGCGCAGGCGTATCTGCCATGTCCAGGGAATGCTTCATCCATAGTGCGTGGGTACTTGTAGTTGTCAATCATGCTTATCTCCTAAAAATGCGGCAAGCCGCTGGTCGGTTGTCTTGTACCGTGACAGATGCTCCATCACCAAGAATTCAACAATGCTAGCTTGTGACCTGCGTTGTTCAACAGATGCCCTAGTAAGCAAGGCCTTGGCTTCCGGTCTGATGCGGACAAGAACGGGGGTGAGTCGAATCTTTTTCATGCCTTGACTATACTGCATAGTTGATATCATCCTGAAATCATTTTGTTAGGGTAAGCACCTAAATATAGTGCTTGCACGGGCTTGCGAGACTATGATACTATGCTTTCACCGTGATAGCAATTACGCGGTTACATCAACCTACCAACTAAGGAGAGATGAAATGTTTGGTAAATTTGACGACTCAGCCTTTGGAACAATGTGGAAAAAACTAGTCCGCAAAGAAGGCACAATCACATCCATTGAAGCTGCTGAAGCTGTTGACACGACAAAGCTGGAGCGCATTGTCTATCAGGTCATAGCCTCCCACCCAGATGGATGTATTCAGGATGAGGTTCTAGCAGACCTTCCTAACCTTGCGTACTCCAGTGTGACGGCTCGGTTCTCCGCGCTGTTACGCAAAGGGTATATCAAAGACACGGGCGAAACCCGTAAAGGCCGTTCTGGTCGCAATCAACGTGTATTAAAAGCAACCAATCAGGAGAAATTATGCCTAAATTAACATCCGACAGCCAACTGTCATGCTCTCAACTAGCCTCGGTTATGGGTCACAGCAAGTGGTCAAGCCCCAATGACACCTTGAAGTTCTGTATCACTGCCTTAGATGGTGAAGACCCACGTACAGGCGCTGGTGAGGCGGCTGACTGGGGCAACCTACTGGAGTCAACCATCATTACAGAGATGGCAGCCAGACTAGGCTTAGATCACTTCACCTTCCCCCAAGAAGCCTTCAATCACCCAGACATAGCGCTTGCCGCAAGCCTTGACGCAGTAGGTCACTCAGGCGTTGACGGGCTTGTCATCAAGCACAACCCCTCTATTGGAATCTATGTCTTGGACGGTGATGAAATTGAACTGACTGGCCCAGGCGTTCTTGAATCCAAGTTAACCCGTGGCTACCCAGAAGAAACCCCGCCCCTGTACCGTGGCCCGATCCAAGTGCAGGGTTGCATGATGTGCGCTGGCATGGAGTGGGGTGCTATCGGCACTTTGTATTCAGGCGTAGAGTTGCGAATCTATCTGTTCAAGACCCACAAGGCAACGCAGGAAGCCATCGTGAATACTGTTGAAGACTTTGACCGTAGACTGCTTGCTTACAAGGCGACTGGTGAAATTGAATGGTACGCACCGCAAGACAGTAAAGATGCTGACCGCGTGTGGTCGGTCGCCAATGACAGTGCCATTAATCTGGGTGACAACTTTGAGTCTGTGGCTGGCGCTATTGCTGACTTCAAGGCTCAGAAGAAACTGATTGATGAGCAAATAGCCCACCATGAAGTCGAATTGAAAAAGGTCATGCAAGAGTTTACTTCGGCTACAGCAGGGCGTTACACAATCAACTGGCCAATGCGCCATTACAAGGCAACACCGGAAAAAATTACACCAGCTAAAGAGGCGTGTTCAACGCGCCAGTCAACTCTCACAATTAAGGAAACAAAATGAGCACTATTGCCAAGGCTTTCGTAGCCGCTAAAAAAGAATTTGCACCCGCATTAAAGACAGCAACCAATCCGCACTTTAAGTCTAAGTACGCCGACCTTGCCGGATGCCTTGAAGCTGTTAATGAGGCGCTTCTAAACAACGGCATTGCCTTGTACCAAGAAACGTTTGAGGACGGCACTGGCGTGACCATAGAGACCGTGTTCTTGCATGAATCAGGTGAGTCCCTGCGTGGTGGCAAGCTACACGTTCCAGCCGCCAAGCAAGACCCGCAAGGCTACGGCTCTGCGCTGACCTATGCGCGTAGGTACTCAGTGATGTCTGCCTGTGGTATCGCGGCAGAAGATGATGACGGCAACGGCGCATCACGCAAGCCAAAGAACCCATTGGATGGCGTGGCTAAAGACAAGCGACTAGACCCAGCACCTGCTAATGTGATCCCACTTTACGTGCCAGGCAAAGATGAGCCTCATGCCGTCCACCCTGACCAAGCCACTTGGGTACAGGCTTATGCGTACATGATGGGCAAGATTGAAACCAGCGCCAAAACTGAGATTCGTGAGCGCATGACTAAGCTGCGTGAGTTCCGCGAGTGCAATGAGTTTGGCTTTTCGCGCCTTGACGCCGCAAGCAATGAGACTATTTCTTCAGACTACAGTTTGAGACTAAAACGCTTAGGCGCTCAACAGTGATATAGTGTTTGTAAACGCGGCTAGGTCGGGATTGATCCCCTGACTGAAAAGAGTTACCCTTCTCCTGCCGTTGTTTCTTTAAAGGGCTTAAAAAAGCGGCGCTATATGCACTATTACAAATTTAACATTGCCGACTATCGTAAAGACACAGGTCACTTGTGTACGATAGAACATGGCATCTACCGCCAGTTGATTGACTGGTACTACCTTGATGAGAAACCCATTCCATTAGAAACCCAAGTGGTTATGAGGCGGTTAAGTTTGGGTTCTGAGCATGAGTCATATTTGAAAAATGTCCTTGCTGATTTCTTTGTTGAGACCGCAAAAGGGTACACGCAGAGTCGCATCGATATGGAGTTGAATGACTACCAAGACCAAGCTGTAAAAAACAAGACCAATGGAAAGCTAGGCGGGAGGCCTAAGAAAACCCAGTCGGTTATTTTGGGTAACCCAAACGAAAGCGAAATTAACCCTAACCACAAACCAGTAACCATAAACCATAAACCAATAACCAAAGATAAGGGAACAGCAACTCGCGGTTCGCGGTTGCCAGCAGATTGGAAACCTAATGATGATTTGGTTGCATGGTCAAAGGCTGAACGGTCAGACCTCGATTTAAGGAAAGTGTTTGCTGAGTTCAAAGACTACTGGTTGTCTGTGGCTGGGACTAAGGGCGTCAAGCTGGACTGGGACGCGACATGGCGCAACTGGGTAAGGAAGCAAACGGTTGCAAAGCAGGGATATGCACAGCAATCCGCTGATGTTGTGCGGACAACTGTCCCAGCCCATGCCGGTCAAAGCGCGGCACTCACGCAGATCATTGAAGACCGCAAGAAAAGCGTCCCGCCGCCGGAGCATATCAGGCAGATGATGCGCGGAATATTAGGTACAAAAAATGTGCAAAAAATTGGAGATGCAAAATGACTGTTGAACAGGCAGCAAGAGACCTCTTGGTGGCTATGGAGTTGCTTTACCGTAATGACTTTGCTGGCTATCAATGCAACCGTGATGATGGAGATGACATTGACGTAGCCAGAAACAACTTAGAAAAAGCCTTGGCCAAGGAGATAAACAAATGACTGATAGAAAAAAATTCTTAGAAGAAATTGCAATCGCACGTAGCCAGACGTTCAGCAAGATGTCAGGCGTCTATGATGAGCCGGATAAGCCAGCCGTCAGAGTGGGCGCTGACAATCACAACAAGTACCCAAGTAGGATTGGGAATGTTTTGAAATACAAGGACGGCTCAGAGGAGAAGGCAAAATGATATGCCCACACGACTGTAATGCCTGGACTGAGGTCAAGGAGACGCGCCAACGTGCTGACGGATCAACATACAGGCGCTACATTTGCGCTAACAACCACCGCTTCAGTACCAAAGAATTGGTGGTTAAAGCCAGACCAGCTAAATCAAACGACTAGACCCGTCAGGTACACGGTCTTGCCATTTTTCTTGGCTGCCGTTAGTACCTGCTTTTTATTGTCTGCCAAGTCGTATGACACATGAACCCAGCCGCCATCTGGTGGGGAATAAAATTCTAATATGACCTGCCTAAAGGATGTGTTGGCCACGATCCACTTGGCAAGCTCAAGGTTATCAACGCCTGGCACTTCTATGTCAGCCGCCATGCCCTTGCAATGGTCTGATGTTGTGCTTCCACCAATGGCTGTGTTCAACTCAGGCACACGCAACCCACTGCTAATCCTCACAGGCTTGCCAAAATGATCCCTGACGGGCTGTAAGACGTTTTCGCATAGGGACACTAGGCTTGCCAACTGCTGATCGTCTGGCGTGTTGTCTATGCCCTTGCGTGTGGCAGTCTGTGACTTGGTTAGTTCACCCAGGCTGAAGTTTGCGGTTAATTTCATTTGGTCAGTCCCTTTTGTTTCTCAAAAGTACGCAGCCCACCAAGCCCCAGCATCCCCATTAACACAGTCATCAGGCTACTCATGTCAAACTCAGGTAAGGCGGGTATATCTAGGCCGAACATGGCTACGGCAAACAACAGGAATGGCTGAAGCACAAAATGGTAGGCAAACGCCGCCGCACAAGTCCACCCTATCGCTGGCCTCCAGCCGCCTTTAAATACTGAGCTGCTTGCTGCTTCTGCTTTGTTTATTTCTAGCTGGCCCTTGGCCAACTCTTGTGCGTGGCGGTCAGACATTGTGGCTAACTCATGGGCAAGCGCAGCTTTCTGATCTTTGTCTTCCACAAACTTGTCAAGTAGCCCAGATATAGGGCCAATAAGAGCCTGTAGCATAGTTATCCTTTTGTGGCTTGGTAAGCGGCAGCGCCAAAGAAGCTGGCTAATATCAAGCTGGTGCTGGGAAAGTAAATAGTTGCCATCGATCCAAGAATGTCTGAGGCTTTATCCAACCCAAGCAAACTAGCACCCACAACAAACAATGGGTAGGACAGCATACCTGCTAGTACCCACCATACCATTTTGCGCTGCTGGTCTCGTTGTGCGTCAGCGTCTTCTATCTCAAGTCGCTTTCGCCTAAGCTCCAATTGGAATTCATCAGGCGATAAGACGCCATCACCGTTGACATCTGCTTTGACAAACTCATCAGTCATAACTGTCCCCTGGTATAAATAGCCCACACAAGCAGGGCAACTACAGAGAATCCCGTGACCACTGATATCACAATAATGACGCCGTTGATCCAGCCCCATATCTCTTCTTTGCGCTTAATGCTGGCCATTAAGATGGCTTTGGCATCAGCGTCACGCTTGCGCCTGGCTTCCGCTTGGAATTGAAGCCAGTCGTCCCACAAGCCTGGGCGACCTTGGTAGATAAACATTTCTTGGATGGCAGCCTCATGTTGCTTGATAGCTTCCAGAGCAAAGAAGGCCTCTGAGTCAGAGCCAGCGCCGTTTGCTTTCTTTGATATCTCCGACTTGCTGTCAAAAAATTTAAAGATGTGCGAACCCGCCGCCATGATGTCGCCACCATTGGCTATGGTTTCTTTGATTACTGCAAACGCGGCATTGGCAACAGCCAGTTCAGCTAACACCGTTAGCCCATCTTAGCTAAGATGCTAAACAGCAAGATCAGGATCGTACCAGTAGCGCCAATCAATATTGTTTCCAAGCGCTTGACGCGACCAAACAAATCTTTAAATTGGATTCGCACTTCTGTTTTAATCGCAATTACTTCTTTTTCCAGGTCATCAATTCGAAAGTGTGCAGTGGCAGTGGTGCGTTCCATCATACGTCAGCAGCCTCTGGGACATTACCCTCTGCCAGCGCACGTTGCGTTGTCCAGCCGTAACGTAAACGGCTGCGTAATTTGTCTGGCTTCATTCCAAGTTCCTTTGCCCATTGGGTTACAGTTTGCTTTTTGCCGTTGTATTCTAAAAACACGTTGGCGCGGGTATTGTTAGCCTGTTGTTCACGAGTTGCCCAGCGACAATTGGCCTTCTCATAGTTTCCGTTGACATCAATTCTGTCAAGGCTCATTTCATTAGGTACTTCACCCATATCTGACAAGAAGTTTGTGAAGACATCCCAACGCTCATCGTAGGTAATGCCACGGCATGAGTAGTCTTGATTAATGCGGTTGCAACGATTCCTCATAGCCAACCAAGTTCGGTACGTTCTGCCTTTGCTCATGCCATGTGTTTCACTTGCCATGCCAATGCGTTTTGCATGTTCACACCCACAAGAATTAATTTTACCCTGCACCATGTCAGTGGATGGGATATTCTTTTGGTTACCGCAGTCGCACAGGCATAGCCACCACGCCCCGTTGTGCTGGCGTTGCTTCTCACCTAACTGCAAAACAGTCAGGCTACCAAAACGAAAACCTTGCAGGTTATTAAGTGGCTTGCCCATCAGGGACTTCCTCATCTGCGCCATATACCTTGCCGCCTTCAGCTTGGTATTTTAAAAAGGCTTGGTAGTCGGTGTTGGCTGGGTCAAATGGGATGGCTGCACCGTCTGTTGTGCGGATGACACCGCAAGGTGTCTGTATTGGGCTGTTAAATAATTTATACATTTATAACTCCGCAGTAAAATCTACATAATTGTTTGTGCCATTTACATACGCCGTTGCCCCGTTTCCAGCAGTTGCACCAGTCACTGCAAAACCAAGCATTGAAGAACTTATACCGTTGTAAGCAACACTAAAAGCAGTAGATGTGTAATCAGTGTTGGCAGATATAGTTATCGACCCTGAAATTGCCGCTGTTGGCGCAGCCCTCATATCCACTGGATATTTGACATAAATCCGAGCATTGTTTGAGGTTTGCAAACTTCCTGAACCTAATGACGGATAAGAACTATTTGATTTGTTTGCCGTTGCAACAAAGTAATACCGCTGACACATCTGCAACTGCCGACCATAATCCACGTATTCAAAGTCTGTGGCGGTTGAGCCTTTTTCTAGCTGCACTCCTGTGATGTAGAAGGTTGCTCCGCTTGTGCCGACCATGTTAGTTTGACCAGTAGCGCCAAAATACCCAGCAGATGCCCAAGAGCCTGCTGTGCCTAAATGTGTTGATCCTGCCCCTAAGCTAAAACGAATGCCAATACCTGTGCCATTAGTAGTTAACCAAGTACCACTTGTATCGCCAGAAATAGTTATAGTCTTCTGTTCCCAAGTGTTTGCAACGCTTACATTAAATGTAAAAGGGTATGACCGACTGTTACCGGTATTAGTAATGCTTCCACCAAAAGTCCCTGTCAAACTTGAATACACTTTAAATGACAGAGTTACCGCAGATGCGGATGCCGTCCCCCACCCTAAATCAGAAACGTTATAGCCCTCAATAAATTGATTGATTAAAAATAAGTCAGATGAAGTCACGCTATACGCAGAACTTGACGTTAGCCCCATATAATTTGTGAAGCCAACAGGGGGGGTGACAGAGCCTGCATTTTGCTGGCAAGTAAATTTGCTGTTTTGTGTTGCATAAAGCTGATACCGATCTAACGTATATCCAGTATTTGTCTGAATAGAGACACTCGCCCCAGCGTTCCTTTGGTCAATCCGCATATCTCCATTGATTATCCGGTTAACCATGCCCACCCGTGGCGCTGTAGCTTGCACCGAATTGTCTGGAAATGTTATGCCATCTCCGCTATATGCTGTGCTCATTTAGGGAACTCCTCTTTCACTGCTGTGATTGTTGCCTTCCAAGCATCAATGCCGGAGTGGTAGATTGTGTCAAGCTGGTCAGCAATTGATGGGTAGGCTGCGGCTCGTTGGTCTTTGTATGCGTTGGCGTCTATATAGGCTTGCACAGCAGCCTCGTCATAGGACACTATTTGCTCATTGGCATCGTAGGCAACATCACCACGGATTGTTACTGTTGTTGGGGCAACAGAATAAATTGCTTGGTGTTTGTTCATCCTGATATCTCCATTAGGGTTATTGCCGACATAGAATTGCTATCCTGAACAACAACGCTTCCTCCACCAGTCATTTTTGCAAATTGGGTTTTATAAATTGTTGAACTTGTTGTTGCTGGAGAATCTAAATAATTAAACGACCAAGCCATACGAATACCCGTTGTTGAATAATTAGCATACACAGCAAAGTTAGAAATGTTGGTAGTATTTCTAAATAAACCCAATGCTATTCCAGCATTTGTTGCTGTTACATCAAGACCATTTTGACTAACAATTACAAGAATTTTGCTACTTGAGCTTGATGGTGTAATAGATGCAGTAAGTCCTGTATCTACATAAGAGGTGCTAGAAGTAACACTAGGAGTTGCATAGGTCGCACTAACAACCTGCAACACTTTGCCCACACCAGCGCCACCTTGTAGCGCCATTGTCCCAGCCGCGTCAGGCAACGTCAGTGTTCTATTGGTATTTGTTGCGGGCGAGGCTAAGGTGAATACCCCAGTTCCTGTTGCCGCCCCTTGAATTGCTATATTGCTCATGGTTGTTCCTTTGGATACTTTGCCTTAACTGCTTGGACTTTAGCCAGCATTGCGGCGGCTTCATCCCCACCTTTCCATAGAGCGTCTAATTGATCGCCGATGGGTGGGTATTCGGATGCTCGTTGCTCTTTGTATGCGTTAGCGGCTACCAAGGCTTCAGCGGCAGATAGGTCATAGGAAACTACTTGCTCGTTTGCGTCATAGGCAACGTCACCACGGATTGTTACAACCGATGGGTTGAGTTGATAAATTGCTTCAAATAAGTTCATCCTGCAATCTCCATTAAAGTAACTTTAGTGGCATTACTGTCATTACAAATTCCTGCACTGGCTGTGTATGATTTCATACCCAACTTGTAAGAAATGCTGGATGTTGTGGAAGGTGAATCTAAATGAGTAAACGGTATCCTTTGCCGAGTTCCGGTAAGTGTTACGTACACGGCATAAGTTGTTGCATCTTCATAAATCAAAGAAGCATCTCGGTATATTCCAAAACCCATACCTCCGCTAGGATGTATTAGTTGAATGTCAAACAAAATAAGTATCTTACTAGAAGTACTTGTAGGTGTTATTGTTGCTTGAAAACCGGTATCAACAAGTATTCCTGAAGTTGTACTTGCTTCGGTTGTTGTGCTTGCGTGAATAACCTGCAACACACTACCCGCTGGCATCGCTGACGCTGGAACACCTGTCGTGGTCAACACCGTAGCACTATTAGCCGTTATATCATCGACTGACGTTAAATCCGGCGTTGTAATTCCCGTTGTGCCATTTAAAATAATACTCATATCTACCCCTTAGATAATAACGTAGCGGCTGCCGCTAGACACTGTGACTGTGACGCCGCCGCTGATCGTGACGGGGCCTGTGGACATGGCGTTCTTGCCGCTCGGGATCGTGTAGTTAGCGGTAACAACCTGGTCATTCTCAACGAACACAGCGTCATTACCACCGCCTGTAGCACCGCCGCCAACGCTTCCCCATGTAGCGCCATTGTAGCCCTCGAACGAACTGGTGTCACTATTGAAGCGGAAGTAGCCAGCACCTGGTGACCCGTCCCGCTGCGCCTCTGTGCCCGCTGGTATCAACGCGGAACCAGTCGATGATGTCTTGCCAACCTTGGTATTGATGTCGCCGATGTTGTCTGCCAATAACTGGATGTCAGCCGAGTCAGCCGCCACCGTAGACACGTCTGCCGATATGCCCGCCACCGTAGT